CTTTCATGTATGCTTCAGCTTTAGGTTTGGGGAGATTACCAACGTCGATATAAAAGATACGTCTTTCTGGAGCACGAGCAATACGATAGATAACTACCGCATCTTCAATCATTCTTAATTGATTAGTAGGCTTGATTGCCTTCTGCAATAAAGAATAAACCTGATTCGTTGTGGGGTTGTATAACCCAGACGGAACATACGCAATAGCATCAGGAGAAATTCTTAAACCCTGTGCTTGACTATTTGAAGAACCACCAATTGCAGGTAGAGAAGGATAAACACCAGCTTCATTGTAGATGTACCACTCCTTCACATCCTTAATTATTTCTACACCACCTTGACCCCTTTCTTTTTCAACTTCTCTAATCTTCTTAATAAATTTAGGATCGACATAACGAACTTCCGATATACCTTTTCGAGGAGATTTTTCATCAATCAATTTATGATAGAAAATTCTACCATCAATATACCACCGCCTAAAGATATCGTGGCCTTTCTTTTTCCACTGTAGGAGTGTAAGAACTTCTTTAAATTCTTGGTCTATCTTTTTCTTGATAGACATAGAAAGAGGAACCCAATCGAGATTGACTGCAACAGAGATATCAGTTTCATCAGCCGTAATGGCTTCGTTGATAATATCTTCTATCGCTTGGTCGCACTCAGGGTTTTCTGAGGTTTGTCGGTACTTGCGTACCAAATCATAATCATTTCGAGCAGCCTTATCATAAGATAAGTACTGCCCAAAAAAACCAGCACCACCAGCAATATCTAGTGTGCCTTCTTCGTCCGAAGGAGCGACAAAGCTTTTGGCCTTGTCGCTCTCCTTCTTCTTTACTTCCCATCCAAATAATTCTGCCATAGTATAACTATTTATACTGATTGAAAACCAGCATAATCAAAAACTACCTAACACCATCCAATGATCCTGAAACCTGAAAGTTGATATTTAAACCACCACTTGAAGCACCAGCACCACCAGCAATAGTCATCCAGTTAAATCTAAAGGTTGCACCAAACTCCTCAATTGCATCATTAGCATCAAACGCTAAATCAATTGCATCTAGAGTGGTCGGCCATACACCTTCTAAATTATATGTCCGAATTGTTGCATCATTTCGATCCATCTGTTTTACTATAGCTGTTGCATAGTACGAGTTTGCATTTAATGATGGTGAGGTTGTCGCAGCACCAATATCTTGCATATTATTCATCCAAGATTCTAGTTGACCACGAATACCCATACTCCTATCATTCATAATGGTTACAGTCCATGCATCATAAGTACGATCACCAGCAAGAAAAACTTGACGCCCACGATATGGGACGGCTATCTCACCAATGGTCAATGCAGGAATCTGAGCACCACGGCATAAAAATGAAAAGCCTCGGCTTTGAATACCCGTTGCACCGCCACCAGACATGGTGACTTGAAATTGGTTAGCACGGGCACCTCCACCTTGCAGAGCATTTGTAAAACTACTAATATTTGCCATCTTGTTTTATCTCCTGTTTTTTATTAAGCCCGACCAACTACTTCACTAAACGCAACATCTGTTCGTGTAGCAATAAAGGTTAAGGTAATGAAATTGATAGAACGTGCAGGCTTGACATAGATATCAGCACGGAATTCATTGTTGTCTATAACTTGACCAGTGTTATTGGTTTCGTCACAAACAGCTAAGAAGTCTGTGATACCACGGCGAGCCATTACATCTCTCAAATACGGATTTACCATACCTAAAAAGTTCTCTCTCGTAAATGTATCATTGAATTCAAAGAGTACAGTACGAGAAGCCTTCGCAATTGCTTCTTCGATTGTGATAAACAATCTACGAACATTAATACGATCAAAAGCACTAGATTGTGCCAGTGCAGTCTTGTCACCCCATAGTACTGTGCCTTCACCCGGGAAGGTTACTACAGGATTAATACGAGCACGATAGAGCGTATCACGTTCAACTTGTGATGGATTAAGTGCAAGTTCAATAGCACCCCGAATCTGACCACGGTTCAAGCCACCAGGACTCCACCATGGATCTTCAACGGCATCTGTTCTTGCACAAGCACCAGCGATATCAGCGTTGAGTGGTACCCAACGGAAGGTATCGTTATACTTGTCATATATCTTTTTATAACCACTATCAAATACTGCATAAGACGAACTTGGTAATGAATCAAAATAAGACGTTACATTATTAATCTTTTGATATGAGTTTGCCGGACTAGAGCCAGCAGACCCAGGCACGACAGCTTGCGAATACGGAGATAAGAATACAACAGAATCTTTACGTTTTTCAACAAGGTCAATAAGATCAATAGCATGAGCAGTACCAGTAGCACCATTTACTGTAGCAGGACCTGAAATTAGTAAATTAAAATCAACACTATCAGCATCTGCAAAATAATCAAAAGCTAAAGCTCTCTCACCCTCTGTAGGCGTTACACCTCCAACACCACCACTATAACTGTTCGTCTGTCCTACTGTTGACAATAGAGCAGCAGTTGAAGTAGACGCTGTAGATGTATCAGGTTCTGTACCCCAGTTAGTAGCACCAGTAGGATGATCTACCCAATAAATGTAGTTAGAACCAAGATATAGAGCATCTACATAATAGTTATTATCACCACTATCAGTTACAGCACCGGCCATCTTGGAAAGATTAGCGTGCTTTTCTAGAATGGTTCCAGGCGCACCTGTAATACCACCATCATTATCAATAACGATAATGTGCATTTCATCTTTACCAGTTGTCAAGCCACCCTGTTTATTCTTCATCCAAGTAGAAGTGCCAGGAGGACCGTCAAACTGATCCCAATACTGCCAATATCTATTGATCTGGACAGGAGTAGTTGACCCATCAATCGCAGTTTTCAAACCTTTTGCATTGACTTTAGGATATCTTTCTAACGTAAGGCTAGTACTAGCATAAGATACTACTTTATACTTCTGTCCCTGTTCAGCTAATGCTGTAGCATCAGGCGTACTATAAGGACCTTCAACACCAAACGATATGATATCATTAACTGCTAATGCCATACTTGCAGTTACAGTAATTGCAGTACCCGGAGACTCACCAGCACCAATAGCATTAGCGGAAGTGGTATCACCAATATCCTGTGTGTAATATTCACTCGCTTCATATGTAGCAGGTACAGCTTGTCCAGTCCAACAAGTAGAAACTTTTAAACTATTTCCTTTTGTTCCCGGAAAACGAGCAGTAAATTCACCGATACCGGTAGCTTGTCCACCACTATATGGTCCATTCGTACCATCACCAGTTAACCATGATGTAGTATTTGGAATTAAAACCGCAGTACCAGTTTGACAAGCATTCTTGGCACCAGTTGTTTCCATATTTACAACTTTTAAAGTGTTAGAGTAAGCTAGAAAGTTTGCAGCAGAAAACCAATACAGATAGTTAGTACCATTGGGCTTACCAAAAATACTTACTAGTTCGGTTTCATCTGAAACAGTAACAACTTCATTCATCGGACCCCAATTAGATATGATAGCCGTAGCACCAATACTTGTGGGTTCACTCCGTACAGAAGCTGTTAAATCTTTTTCTTTTACTTGTACACCAGGCGAAACTAAATCAGCCATTTTATTTCTCCCCTAAAGGTTTTTAATGCTCCCGGGCCAGTCGCCCTTCACATTAACTTTATTCAGTATAATATAAATTCTTTTCAATCTTCATTAGTTATTTATAAAATACACGTTCTTCAACTAACATAGGTGTGCATTACACATAAATAAATATAAAAAAGAGATGCACAATCATGTTAGTTGAACCCAAAAAAGATGGTAGAAACGGTAGGAGAAATTCTCTCCTTCATAGATTCGTTAATAAGAGTTGTCAATACTGTGGAGAAAGCGAACAAGTAGCTCTAATGTTTTACCCACATCACAGAAAGATTAGAAGTTTAAATCTTCGGCATGGTAAGAAACACAAGGCTCAAACTGAAATCCAAAGACTTATAAGTGAATGTGATATCAGATGTTGGAACTGTGCAATTAAAGCCAGTTATGATTTGTCTTTAGGTGTAGAGTTTTAATATCGTTCTTCATCAAAGAAATCTGGTGCATCTGTAGGCACCCAAAAATCTCCATCCTGATCTGTAAAGGCTGATTTTTCTGTATGGTTAACCCCATCTACTATAAATCCAAAAGGTGACATATCTTGTTCTATAGATTTCTTTTGACTATCAAATAAACGATGTCGTATATCTTCATCAGTTAATTCTTTAAAATATGGTTGATTAACGAGCCATGCAAAGAATACCAAACACATCACCAAGTCATCTGAAGCTCCATCATCAGCTTCATACGATGCACCCTTTTGGATAAAATTAGAAAGTTCAACAATAATATCAAAATCTTCTACCATTAATTTATCTGATTCTATAAGTTGTTTAAGGTTAGAACACCCCACCTTCTTTACTGCCTTAGTTGTTCTAATTCCCAAATCACTTTTACCTTCACCAAACCCACTACCTATTACCTGACCAGCTCTACCTCGCATCTGGCTCATAATGATGTTTTCATATTCCAAATCATAGTGCAATGCATCTGCAATCTGAGCACCAATATCATTAATCTCTATCAAAAGATAAGCCTCATTATAGGCTTTAGCGATATTGAAAATAATTTCTGGAAACAATAATGGCTTTATTTCGTTGTCTTTATACTTTGCCACCAATCTATAAGGCACAGTTGTAATATCAATAACAGTAAATGCAGAATAATCATTTTGTCCACCCCTAGCAACATCTACAGCTATACAGTACATGGCATCTTTTTGTGGCTTTTCATGTACATCAAAGCCAGCATTAGATTCTATTGGGTCTTTATATGGTATAGTTTGAATTTTTGTAGGTGATATAAGAGTATTGATAGACCCAAGAAACGAACACTCAAACTCTTGTAAAAACTGTTGTTCACTTGTATTTTTTACTGTCTGTTCTTTCCATGCCTCATCTCTACCTGGTACCTCTGTCCAATGGACTTCAATAGGAACAAACTCACTCTTTTCATTTACTGCATCCATCCACATCTTATAAAACATATTCATGCCGTGTGGTGTAGATACGATAATCACCTTCGATGTCTGACCAGCAGTAATCGTCGGATAGACAGAACTAAAGAATTGTTCGGCTATGTTGGAGGGAATAAAAGCGAACTCATCAAGAAATATAATATTATAAGAACCACCACGAACCGCAGATGCGGACGTACTCGCCGCAATAATTTTAGACCCATTCTCTAACTCCAGTGAACCCTTGTTCCAATTCATTACCCCCTGTTGCATCCACTCTGGTAGATGCTCGTATGCAAGTTGAAATCTTCCCAACAAGTCTCTCGCTGTTGCGGCCTTGTTAGCAAGAATAGCTACATTCACCGCCTCATTAAAAATGACGTAGTGAATAAGATATGATATAATCGTAGTTGATTTGCCCGACTGTCTAGGCAGTTTACAGATAGTAAACCGATTACTATGAAAAGTACCTACCATTTCCTTTTGAAAATCGTAGAGTTTAAATGGGATTAAGCCTTCGTCAATACTGACAATGTTTACATAATTCTCTATAAAGTATGCAGGATTTTTCTGACACTTTATAAACTCTGCAACTTCTTTCTCAGTATAGGCGTGCTCAATGGCAGCCGGCTTTAGATTTGGATTACCCTTGTAGTTTGTCCGTTCCATTACTCTTGTCTTTTAAAAGGTTTTGTAATTCTTTTGTAGAACCAATAAACAAAGCATTAGTAACATTCTTAGGCGCATGGTCAGGAACTTCTTTAAGACGTTTCATCTTTTCCTGTAAGTCTGTTAATTTCTCTGCGACTTCTGCAACAGTTTTAATTAACTGACCTGCCACCTCATACGTTCTGGGGTGCTCACTCTCTCTAGCTAGTTCAAGTATACCATCCACCGCATCCTGGCCCCGCTCAACGAGGCTGTAGAAGTTTTCACGACTATACTTGTAATCTGCATCAGCCTCATCTAAAGTATCGTTAGGCCTTGGTACAAGAGGTTTGGGGTCAAGTATCTCTTGTTTTATATCAGATGTTATTCCCAGTACGTCATCAATTCTAGCATCAATATTTCTAACCATCTACCCACTCACTAATTGTTTCATTAAAACCAAAGTTATCATCTGCATCAGGAGTACCAATTGCCTGTTCTGTAACTCTTGCAACTCTAGGTGGTGCCTTGTCTTGCAAGTCTGCATATATAGTAGCTTCTGCCTTTGTGATAGGCTTGGCTGTGGTAACAGGACCATAAACATAAGCCTTAGCTGTAAAATTTAACGTATAGATTATAGCTCGACGTTCTGTAAAACCACCCGTATAAGTATCTTCGTAACCAATATTGTTCAATACAATGGGTACATCTCGTATAATAGACATCTCTGGAACTTCATTAATAGTCACCGTATATTCCGGTTGAAAAAATGGAAGTATCTGTTCAACAATCTGAATACCATCATCAGAATTTTTAGTCATTACAAACAATTCAAAATTTAAATTATAAGGTACAGGCGAATACTGAGTACTCATCTGCTTCAAAGCTTTATCAGCAGTGTTAGCTACCTTTTTACGTTTAATAATACGATTCAATTTCCTAGATGGATCATAGTCAAACCCTGCAATTTCAAACCCAATTCTAGGTAATGTAATAGCCACCTTCTGATCTAAATTAGGATCAGCATCTAATCTCACCATAAACTTTTGTTTCGGACCATAGGCTAACGGCACTTTCATAGACTGCGAATCTGTGCCTGAAGCATTTTTCCGTGTAATATAGATATCATTAAACAAACTACCAAATGCAATAATACATTTTCTTAATGACTCGTTATAAAAATATTGTCCTAACATTATATACTCTCCGTAGGATCACCAAATGGATTTGATTCTGTAAAGTCTAGGACAGGATCACCAACGATACCTGTTACCCTATCTTCAAACCATTCGTTCTCCGATTGTGTGTCTTGTGTAGCCAAACTGTAAGCCTCTTGTATAACGACGAATGTATAGTAGTCGTCGGAATCTTCCAACATAACTGCGGCAAATCCTTCTTCGTTTTCACCAAGAAGATTATCTCCTACAGTATTCGGATTAGTCGTACCATCTTCTTGCATAACATCACCGTCGCCAGTTGCATATATTGTACCCCATTCAAGTCCGATATTTTCATTGAATATAACACCAGAAGCCTGTTCTCCAGATATTTCAAATCCAAGAAAGTCTGTACTTCTCTGAGTTTCTATATCATCAATCGCCGCAATACCTGTATCAAGTACTTCACTAGAGTACTCAAAGGTACGGCAATACAATTTGTATACAGGCAGATTATCTACCTGATAAAAAGGATCATCGTGATCTACAAAGCTGATTTCAAACAGCTTCTTTACTGTAGGCATATATACCAGATCACCTTCATCTGGCCTTGATGATACAATTAAGTTTGCATCATTACTTACAGTATTATCCCACCGTCTACGAGAAACAACAAAAGTTGTTTCATCTCTAATCTCTAAACCAAATCTAGAAACTAATTCTTTCTCTCCTTCATAACCCTCTTGGGTTTCCATCCACATTTCTATACCATAAGCATCATCAAATCGGGACAATGCAGATTCACCAAACAGCTCGTCTTTATTTACGAGAGTCCGTGGGATATAGAACACATCATGCCCATATATCTGGATGGCTTCAATGGCTAAATCTTCGTAAAGGTGTTGCTCATTAGGCGTACCTTTAGAAAAATATACATTAGTTGTCATTTAGTTTTATCCAATATCAAAATCAACAGGAGTTTCATAGGTTAATCTACCCTCTGATTCCAATGTTGCAATTTCTTCTTTAGCTTCGTTGTAGATAGTTTCACCATTCATCGTAACCCCACCTAACATAGTTACCCCTTGAAACTTAATCAAGTTCTCTCCCCACTGTTTTTTAATCAATGAAGTAGCATAGCGTTTCAACCAAATATCATTATACATTTGAGTAAATTCTACGGGACTAATCTTACGATAACATTCAAAAATAACATAATTACCTACAGCTATATCAATATCCCAATCCATACTTATATAAATTCTATCTTGATTTACATTAAACTCTATAGGCTTTTCACCCACTAAAATCATATCAAGTAAATCTAATTGCCATAATACCTGTTGATAGTATATAATAGAAACATCTGAAAAGTCATAGAGATCATTTAGTCTTAATTGATAACGAATATCAAACATATTCAAAGTACCACGATTATCAAAAGGCAGTATTCTTAAAACTGATTCTATACCATCAGGCATTATAAAATAGTTTTGAGCCATTTCCCATTTACTATCTACACTTAATGCTACAGTAGCACCAGCACTATGAGTATTACTGAGTGCGGCTATAGTTAAATCATTACCAGACTTTGCAGTATATGCTTTAGTCTCTGCATTACCCAACCCACCAGAAAGTAATACTGAACCACTTGCCGGAAACTGTGATGCATCTGCCAAAGTTATAGTAGTAGCTGAAGATGCAGCACCACCAGGCAATGTACTGGCCGGTGTATTTGTAGTTTCTGTTATAGTTTCTGTAGAATTAGTTTTACCTCTATCTTTATCGGCCTGTGTAATTTTATGTTTTAAATACATTCTTCGGCTACCGCCACCCATAAACATCTGGTAATATTGAATAGCCTCATCTACACGATCATCTACCTGATCTGCATCCACATTGATGTCTATAACTGGATAGCCCAGTTTTCTTTTGCACCAATCTCCAAATTGTGCTTTTGTTGCTGGTATTGCCATATCTTTATCCTAATGCGATTGCCATAGCGGTAACAGTAGCCGTACCCGCTTTACTATCTATTTGTGTTTGTGCATTACTAGTTAAACTATTAATGTATTGTAATTCTGTATTTGTTACTGTACCATCTGCTAATTTATTAGCATCAATTCCTGTACCTAAATAACCCTCTGCTATGGCTGTACCTTGCCATGTTCCTGTTCCTATTGTTCCTATTGATGTTATTTGAGTTTGTGACGCCTCTACATTTAAAGTTACATCTCCCGATGTTCCTCCCCCACTCAATCCGGTTCCAGCTGTGACACCTGTAATGTCACCAATAGTACCAAAAAGATTAGATATTAAAACTTTCTTTGTAGTACTAGTATCTGCATCATACATAACAACATAGTCAGTTAAGGCAGCTTGTGTGCCTAATGCAGGAAGATTAGATGCATCTACAGTTAAAGTAACTGTGCCTGAGTTTGCGCCACCAGCTAAACCAGAATTCGCAGCTGTAACAATGTCGTGTATATCTCCGGCGGGCGGAGTGTCTGCGGCTTGCCATTTATAAGGTAAATCTGTAGGTGCTGTATTTGGTCTATAAGCCAATACCATACCATCTTGTATGACACCACTAGGATAAGCTGTTTCATTATCTACATCATCTAACTTATTAAACTCAACTATACCAGACCCAGGGCCTGTAGCCATCATCTTGCGTAGTATACCAGTAACAGCTACCGCAAATTCACCAGAAGTAACTAACGGAGCATTTGCCCCTGTAAGAGGCATTGAATTTCTGTCACTTACTTCACCAAGATTTAACTTTTTAATATATGCTGCAGTTTTGTCTGCTGCATCCGTTTTAAGAATCTTATATTCTGTCTCTGGTAAAATCTCTTTATGCTTTTCTAATAGATCATCTACATCTTGAATTACTTGTGTATGTTTATAATTAGTTGGATCGTATAGAGTAGTATCTAATACTTCAGCGTTATGACCCCCAAATATCCGATGTGTAACGGATGATACTTCAGAGATATCAAAAGTTTCTGGAGGAGTAACAGGTATTTCTATTACTTCTTCCTCTTCAAATTTTCGTTCACCAAACAACTCTATGCCTGACATATCAGCAAACAACGATTGCAATTCATTCGTTGCTTCTTCTATGACTCTAGGATCTATATAAGGAACAATAGGTTCAGGATCGACTACCGGCATAGGTTCAAGGGTTTTTGGTTCTTCTGGTTCCGGCTCTTGACCAGTGATCCCTTGAAACAATGTAGCCAGTTCACTTAATGCACCATCCATTTTGGGAGATTTTTTCTTCTCTACTTCTTGATTAAGAAGTCCTTTCTCCATTTTCTTTTGTCGTCTTTTATATGTTCCCATATCGGCAAGTTTATCTTGCTGGGAAGTTTTAATATCCGACGGTGCCAGAGCCTTTGCGGCCTTCTTTGTACCTATAACTGCTGGAGAAACAGCGGCTTCTAACTGATCTATAAAAGATTCTGTAGCAGTACTCATCTAGTTACTCCAGGACTAACAACTGCAATCCCTTCCTGTACTCTTGTTTTGTCACCACCAGAATCAGTCACTATTACATCATACACATGGCGACCACGCTCTAACGTGCCTTCGGCAGTCTGAACATCAGTTAAAGCCAAAGTAAATGTCCCAGCTGTAGCCGACACTGTAGTACAAGTAAATGTTGCAGCAACAGTAGATGTACCATATGATTTACGGACTTGAGATGTTACCGTAGAACCAGTAAGGTCTATCACCGTACCAGTATCATCTTTAGCGATAAATTGTTTTAGATAGTCAGAGGACTGATCTATTTCTATATTCTGAGCGATGGCCATAAAAAAA